TAGCTTTATTTGCATTTGGTGCACTAGGATTAACATCTATAGATAAACTATCAAGAATATTTAAAAAGAAATAACAATGGGGTAAGTGCAGTTTTAGTATATTTGACTTTCTTTTTAATATATGCTACACCCGCAATAATAAGATATCTATGGAAAAAATTATAACATGCCCACATTGTCATACTCAGTTTGACTTATCAATAAATCCTACTTCACCAGAAGAAGGATCAAATTATCTTTGGATATTTGACAATGGTCATGGTGGTATGATAGATGGTTTATATCAAACACAAGGAAAAAGATCTCCAGTTTGGCCAGATGGAACTCAGTTATTTGAAGGCGAATTTAACAGAGCTATAGTAGATAGGTTAATGAAAAAATGTAAGGCTAATGGTATAGATGCTGTTAACCTTGTAGCTACTCCAAAAGATATTAGCTTATCAGAAAGAGTAGAGACGGCTAATAGATTAGCTAAATCATCAGACAAACCTTGTATATATATAAGCATACATGCGGATGCTTTTAGTGACGAGTCTGCAAATGGTTGGAGTGTATATACTTCTCCAGGTACAACTAAATCTGATGGTATAGCAACTATACTCTTTGAAAAAGCAGCTAGAGAGTTTGTAGGAGAGTATATGAGATCAGATAAATACTCAGATGGTGATGTAGATAAAGAAGCCAATTTCTATGTTCTTAAAAACACTTCAATGCCTGCTATACTATCTGAAAACTTTTTTATGACTAATTCAAGTAATTGTCATAAGTATCTTTTATCTGAAGAAGGTAGAGATAGAGTAGCAAAAATTCATTTTGAAATGATTCAGCAAGTAGAAGCTGAGAATAAGATTTAATTAAAAGTTCATAGGTTTAATTAATGTTTGACAGGTTAACCTGGGTTTAATAACTCAGGTTTTCTTATTTAAACTTCTATGGTTTAAACTTTATTTGTATATTTGATTAAATAAAAATTTAAACCAATGGAAAACCCAGAAAATTTATCACCTGAAGAATTAGCAACTAAAAAAGAAGAAATGCTTCAGTTCTACAAAGAATCAATGCCTTATTTAGAAGCTCAACTTGAATATGAGAAAATGCTATCTGAGATTGATGAGATGAGACTTAAAAGAACTCAAATTCAAATGGCCTATGCTCAAATGATGGCTCCACCTGAAGATGACACAGTACCAATGGATCCAGAGACAGCTCCTAAGAAAAAAAGAACTCTTAAAAAAGAGAGTGTATAATGGCAATTGTTAAAAGAGTTCAGAAGAAAGCTGTAATATCTACAAAAGATATTATTAAATTTCAATTAATTACTCACTGTTATTTAAATAGAATAACGGTGAGTAATTCTGATCTTGAATGTTTAGCATTACTTAGTTCTACAGGATCTATAGAAATTGCTCATTTTTGTTATGATGCAGCTGATGAACAAAAAATATTTAAATCTCAACAAACCGTTAGAAACTGTATTAATAAATGCATTAAGTTTAAACTTGTAGTGAAAGATGCTGAGAATAAAAAACTTGTTCATATTAATCCTAAATTAAATATTGAAACATTAGGTCCTATATTATTAGACTATAACTTTCTTGCTAAATGAAGTCTAAAAAAACTAAAGACTTATATCAAGAATATTCCGAAGAAAATGATATTTCTAAGGATTTAGTAGAAGACTTAGTAGACTTTTACTATAAAAATGTTAGAACATTATTAAGTGAGTTACATCATCCAAGAATAAACATAACGGGTCTTGGACTATTTACAGCTAGAGAATCTGCTATTAAAAAAGCTATTCCTAGATTTGAAAAGTATTTAAAGAATCATGATACTTCTACATACTCAGCATATTATAATAAAAAAATGCTGGAAGAAAAAGTAGAGTTTCTCTACTGTATAAGTGAGCAAATTGATTCTGAGAAAAAGAGAAAAGAAGAATTTAAAAAAAATAAAAATGGATCTAAGAAAGATTTGGAAAAATAGAAAAGAGATTTACGAAGGAATAAAAAATTCTGTAATAAGAGATAAGTTTGTAGAAGATGTTGCTGCTAAAAGAATGGCTATTTGTCAAGAATGTACTGAAATAGATTTAAAAGGAAGCAAATGTGAAATGCCTGGTACGCAACCTTGTTGTGGTAATTGCGGATGTTCTTTAAGTTTTAAAACACGAGCTTTATCTACAGAGTGTCCATTAGGAGAATGGAAGGCTATAATGACTGAAGATGAAGAAGATAAACTTGGTGAACTATGAGTATAATATTTACAGAAGAAGATCATAGTTATAAATCGTCAAATCAAGATGATGCAATAGATTGGATAAGTGTAACAACTCTTACATCTTTTTTTAAAGAACCTTTTGATGCTAAGAAGGTTGCACAAAAAGTTTCTAAAAGAAAAAATTCTAAGTGGTATGGTATGAAACCAAAAGATATACAAGCGGTTTGGAAAAAGGAATCTGAAAGAGCAATGTCTTTAGGAACGTTTTATCACAATCAGAGAGAAGATGACTTATGTTCCTTAGCTTCAATAGAACGAGATGGAACTACTGTACCTATATTTACACCAATAACAAAAGATAAAGGTGTTAAGATTTCTCCAAAGCAGAAATTAGATCCAGGTGTATACCCAGAGCATATGGTATATCTTAAATCTGCAGGTATATGTGGACAGTCTGATTTAGTAGAAGTAGTAAATGGAAAAGTTACCATTATAGATTATAAGACTAATAAAGAGATTAAGATGCAGTCTTATGTAGATTGGGAAGGTATGTCACAAAAAATGCAGTATCCTGTTAATCATTTGGATGATTGTAATTTTAATCACTATGCTTTACAACTTAGTATTTATATGTATATTATACTAAAGCATAATCCTAAACTTAGGCCAGGTGGAATGTTTATACACCATGTTCAGTTTGAGGAAGAAGGTAAAGATGAACATGGATATCCTATAACTAAATTTACAAAACAAGGAGATCCTCTATTAAAAGATTTAAGTACAATACCCGTTCCGTATTTAAAAGATGAAGTTATATCTTTAATACATTACTTATATGATAATAGAAAAAAACTAAAAAAGAAATGATTGCAAAACTTTTTGATATACAAAACGGCAAGGTAGTTCCAACAGAACACTGTTATACACTTAAGTCATTAAAAGATATAATGGATAACTATCCAGATGATCATTTAAAGATCTACCAATATTTATTTTATATGACATGCCCTAACCCAGATATGAATCCTTTCTTTCATACTCCTGAGCATGAAAAAGAAGAAGTTATAATGAAAGAAGTAGATGGGGAGTTTTCTACAGAAGATGATGATGTATGGGCAGCACTTAAGTTTTGTGAGAAGATGTATCAAACACCAACCTCACGGGCATACAAGGGTATTGCAGCTATGTTAGATAGATTAGGTAGATATATGCAGACTACACCTATTGAACACGGTAGAGATGGTAATATTAACTCTTTAGTAAATGCAGCTGCCAAATATCAGCAAATTAGAGAATCATTTAAAGGAGCTTATAAAGATCTTCAAGAAGAACAACAAAGTAATGTAAGAGGTGGAATAGGATTAGGATATGACCAATGATACCGAAATATATCAAGATGTTCCTACATGGGATAATGGTACATGGACTAGTACAGACTTTGATACTAGAGAAGATTTTGCAAGTTATATAAAAAATCTATTTAAAGAACCTGGTCAGTATGCATTTGATAAGGTGTCGGAAGAATTTAATACCGAAGCTGTTAAATTTAATACACAAGGATTTTATTGTGCAGCTCCTTTTAAATCAAGAGATTTTATTAATTATTGGGAAGGGGAAAAGAAGAAATGTAGAAAAGGTGTAATATATAAATCGGGAGATAAGGTTTGGTATATAGCAAGAGATTACTACATGTGGTTAAACTTCTTACCCATCTTTAACAAAGAGATTCAAAAGTTTGGATTTGCTGATATTAGAGATGCTCAGTATCATATGGCGTTATATGAAGTGCTAGCAGAATTAAACTATAAACATGTTGCCATACTAAAGAAACGTCAGATAGCATCTTCTTATTATCATATGGCAAAGCTTATTAATCAGCAATGGTTTGAGCCAGGGGTAACACTTAAGATAGGAGCTAGTCTCAAAGATTACATAAATGAAAAAGGATCTTGGAAGTTCTTAGATGAGTATGCAGCATTCTTAAATGAACACACTGCATGGTATAGACCTATGAATCCTAGCAAGGTAATGATGTGGCAGCAGAAGATTGAGGTCAGAAAAGGTAATAGAAAAACTGAAGTAGGTCTAAAAGGAACTATACAAGGTATGTCATTTGAAAAAGATCCTACAAATGGAGTAGGGGGTCCCGTTAAATATTTCTTTCATGAGGAGGCTGGAATTGCACCTAAGATGGATAAGACATATGAGTACATGAGACCAGCAATGAGATCAGGGCTTACTACTACAGGATTATTTATAGCTGCAGGATCCGTGGGTGATTTATCACAATGCAATCCTCTTAAGGATATGATTCTTAATCCAACTTCTAAAGATGTTTATGCTGTAGAAACCAATTTAATAGATCATAAAGGTACTGAAGGCATGTCAGGTTTATTTATTCCTGAACAGTGGTCTATGCCACCGCATATAGACAAGTATGGTAATTCTAATGTAGAAGAAGCCACAATAGCTTTACAACAACAGTTTGATGATTGGAAAAGAGAGTTAGCTCCAGAAGATTATCAATTAAGAATATCTCAGCATCCAAGAAATATAAAAGAGGCATTTGATAATAGATCTGTTTCTATATTTCCCACACATCTTCTTTCTGCACAAGCTAGAAGAATAGAAGAAAAAGAGTATGCATACGAATTTTTAGATATATCTACAGATGCTAATGGAAAACCAATTGTTAAAAAAAGCAATAAGCAACCTATAAAGCAATTTCCTATAAATAAAAAAACTGAAGATAAAACAGGATGTCTTGTAGTATGGGAAAGACCGAATAAAGAAAAGCCAGACTTTGGAAGTTATTATGCTTCTATTGACCCTGTAGCAGAAGGTAAGACTACAACATCTGATTCATTATGCTCTATTTATGTAATTAAGAATTCTGTAGAAGTTACAAAAGTAACAGGGATAGAAACAGAAACCTATATTGAGCAAAGTAAAATTGTAGCTGCATGGTGTGGAAGATTTGATGATATTAAAAAGACACATCAAAAGTTAGAACTTATAATAGAATGGTATAATGCATGGACTGTAATTGAAAATAATATTTCTTTATTTATTAACTATATGATAAGTAGAAAGAAACAAAAGTATCTTGTACCTAAAAGTCAAATAATGTTCTTAAAAGATTTAGGTGCAAATAAAAATGTATTTCAGGAATATGGTTGGAAAAATACGGGTACTTTATTTAAATCACACTTACTTAGTTATGGAATTGAGTTTGTTAGAGAAGAACTTGATCAAGAAACAAAGCCAGATGGAACTGTGGTTAGAACTACTTATGGAATAGAAAGAATTCCTGATCCAATGTTAATTAAAGAAATGCAGGAATATGCAGATGGAGTTAACGTAGATAGATTAGTATCATTTGTAGCACTTGTATCTTTTATGAGAATACAAGAATCTAACAGAGGTTATGCAAAACATGTGATAAGGGATGATGCTGCTAAAAAGTTGCAAAAGTCAGAAAATTTGTTTAAATTAAATAGTAGTCCGTTTAGGCATATGGGTAGAAAAAACAAAACATCAAGAGGTAGAGGATTTAAAAAATCTGCATTTAAAAATATTAAATAATAACTATGCAAGTATATAATGCACTTCAGTTAAAAAAAGGAGCAAAAGTTGAACAAAATAGAATTGGCTCTGTAACACAACCTCTACAATTTTTATCAAGAAAGAAAAAAGATGATGAATGGGCTGCTTGGAATATTGATTGGTTAGAATGGAATGGTATAAAACAGCTTCAAAGAAATGCAAGAAGATTATCTAAAAATTATAAACTTGCAAAAGGTCATATAGACAGAACTGATTACATAGTAGAAGAAGATAATGAGTCTAGAGATATTGTCAGCATGTTAACTGAAAATCAAGATGATGGCTCTGCATTAGAATTAAAGTTTTATCCTATTATACCTAATGTAGTAAATGTGCTTGTGGCAGAATTTGCTAAAAGATCTACTAAACTTACATATAGAGCAGTTGATGAGTTTTCATATAATGAAATGCTTGAGCAAAAAAGAGAGATGGTTGAGGAGACACTATTAGGTCAAGCTCAAACTAAGATAACAGCTGCACTATTAGAACAAGGTTTGGATCCTGATTCAGAAGAAGCTCAACAACAATTAGCACCAGATAATTTAAAGTCTTTACCCGAAATAGAAATGTTCTTTAAAAAGAGTTACAGATCTATGATTGAAGAATGGGCGAGTCATCAACATAAAGTAGATGAACAAAGGTTTCATTTAGATGAATTAGAAGAAAGAGCTTTTAGAGACATGCTTATCACAGATAGAGAATTCTGGCATATGCGTATGATGGAAGATGATTATGAGGTAGAATTGTGGAACCCACTTCTTACGTTTTATCATAAGTCTCCAGATTCAAGATATATTTCTGATTCTAATTGGATAGGAAAAACTGATATGATAACTGTATCTGATGCAATTGATAAGTATGGTTATCTAATGAGTGAAGAACAATTAAAAGCTCTTGAGGCAATATATCCTATTAGAGCTGCAGGATATTCTATTGGTGGATATCAAAATGATGGAAGCTTTTATGATGCAACTCAATCTCATGATTGGAATACACAAAGACCTTCTTTAGCTATGCGGCAGTATACAAGCTTTATGGGAGGAGAAGGTATTACAGAAGGTAGTGATGTAGTAAATCAGCTCTTAGCGCAAAGTGAAGATTATAAAACAGAAGGAAATGCATACTTAGTTAGAGTAACTACTTCTTATTGGAAATCACAAAGAAAATTAGGTCATCTTACAAAAATCTCAGAACAAGGTGGTGTAACAAATGAAATAATAACTGAGGATTATAAAGTTACAGATAAACCTATATATGATACTAGATTATTTAAAAGTAAGTCAAAAGATAATTTAGTATACGGAGAGCATATAGATTGGATTTGGATTAATGAAGTTTGGGGTGGTATTAAGATTGGGCCAAATATTCCTAGTTATTGGGGTATGAATAATTCTTCAGGAATGACTCCTATTTATATAGGTATAGATAAGAAAAAGCCAGGTCCTATAAAATTTCAATTTAAAGGTGATAATAACCTTTATGGTTGTAAACTACCTGTAGAAGGAGCTGTTTTCTCAGATAGAAACACAAAGTCTACAGCACTTGTAGATTTAATGAAACCGTTTCAAATAGGTTACAATATTGTAAATAATCAAATGGCAGACATCTTAGTAGATGAATTAGGTACTGTAATAATGTTAGATCAAAATACTTTACCTAAACATTCTTTAGGAGAAGATTGGGGTAAAGGTAATTTAGCTAAAGCTTATGTAGCTATGAAAGATTTTCAGATGCTACCTTTAGATACATCTATTACAAATACTGAAAATGCATTAAACTTTCAACATTTTCAGAAACTTGATTTAGATCAAACTAATAGATTAATGTCAAGGATTCAATTATCTAATTATTTTAAGCAGCAAGCATATGATGTGATAGGTGTTAATCCACAAAGAATGGGTCAGCAATTATCTCAAATGACAGCTACTGGTGTAGAGCAAGCTGCTAGTGCATCTTATGCTCAGACTGAAACTTATTTTATTCAACACTGTGATTACCTAATGCCAAGAGTTCATCAAATGAGAACTGATTTAGCACAATATTACCATAGTACAAAACCATCTGCAAGACTAACTTATATTACTTCCGCTGATGAAAAGGTAAACTTTGAAATTAATGGTACAGATATGTTAATGAGAGATCTTAATATATATGCATCTACTACAGCAAATCACAGAGCAGTTTTAGAACAATTAAAACAACTGGCTACAAATAATAATACTACAGGTGCTAGTATATATGATTTAGGTAAAATAGTTCAATCAGATTCTATTGCGGAATTAAATGCGGCTATGAAAGATTCTGAGCAAAAACAGCAACAACAGAAACAACAAGAGTCACAACAACAACAGCAAATGCAAGAACAACAAATTAAAGCTCAACAGCAAGATCAACAAGCTGAAAGAGACTTTAAAACTATGGAAGCTGAAAAAAGAGATCGTAAAGATATTCTTATTGCTGAGATTAGAGCTGCTGGTTATGGAGCTATGGCAGATGTTGATAAAAATATGCAGTCAGATTATCAAGATGCAATGCAAGATATTAGAAAAACAGATCAATATCAACAGCAAACACAGATACAAAGACAAAAACAAAGCAATGATATGCTAAAGCATCAGCAAAAAATGGATGTTGAAAAGCAGAAGATAAATGCTCAAACTCAAATAGCTGATAAACAGTTGCAAATTGCAAAAGAAAATAAGAATAAATATGATGTAAAATCAAAAGATAGTAAAGACAAAAAGTAGTTTAGCTATATAATGCAAAATTTTACATGATAAATTTAAAATAATTTTAAATTTTTAAGATTTATTTTAGTATATTAAAGTAATAACCAACAAAAACTGACAAATGGCAGAAGAATTAAATGAGGAAACTCAAGTACAAGATTCTACAA